GGAACGGCAGAAGTGACACCAGGCGGCGGCCCAGATCCCGCGATGCCTTGCTCAATGAACTTGCGATAGTTCATCGCGCCAGCGCGACCGCGACCGTAACTCGATCCCGGACCAACCCAGTCCGTGAACTCGTTGCCGTCCTTGGGGCTGATCTTGAACCCCTTGATACCGGTCCTCGCCGATCCATTGGGATCGGTGGCCAAGCCTTGGTCGGTGTAGCCGCCAATGACGTGACCGCCTGCGAGAGCGCGCTTGGTGAAAGCGTCGTACTTTGCGAACTCACCAGGGTTGCGCTGCAGCCTTGCGATTGCAGGTCCAAGTTCACCTCGACGGATGGGTCCGTAGAAGCTTTTTGGATTGATCCTGCCATCGGCACTGTAGCCGAGCATCTGTCGCAGCGATTTCCCCTGCATGTCTGCACGGTTCATCAGGCTCTCGATCGTGCCGCCCTTGCTGGCGCCCTCAGTCTGCTGCATGGCAGCGAGGTGCAGTGCCAGGTTCGGATCGTTCTTGATCTCCTCAGCGAACTTGGCTCGACGAGCCGCAAGGAAGGCGTTGCCGGACAGACCGGCTCCGACGTTGTCGGCCGCCGAACCGCCGCCACCCGAGAAGGATGGGACGTTGTCGGAACTGACGATGCCGCCACCACCGCCACCGAAGGACGGGATGCCGCCGCGCTTGATGATGCCGCCGCTGCCTACGCCGAAGTTCGGCAAGGCCGCGCCGGGCACGCTCTTCAGCAGGTTCATCGGGTTGGCAGCGGATGAACCGCCACCACCGCCGAGACCGCCGCCAAGCCGGCCGCCGCCGAGAGCCGCCGTCTGGAGGCCGCCGGAGCTGCCAGAGAAGGAACCAAACCCGCCGATGAAGGCCGCGCGCTCAACGTTGCCGCCGAGCTTGTTGACGTTCGACACCAGGTCATCCATCGGACCACGCCGACGACCGGAGAAGTCGGTCGGACCGGTGTAGCTCGACGGCTGGAACAGCGGATCAGCTCCAGACGGCGTCTTGTAGTTCCGAAGACGCTTGGTCGTGCTCTGACGCTCTCGCCATTCCTGGACGGTCTCACCCTTGCGCCTGATGTTGGCGTCGGGGATGCCGACGTTGGACGTTCCGAGTGCAGCGCCGATCGCCGCGAGAACTGCCGCGCCGGCCGTGGTCGTGAAGAACGTGGCCGCTGCTGCGAGCCCCTTCACGAAAGTGACGATGCTCGCCAACGCATCCGCGACAGCGCCGACCGCCTTGAGAGCGACGGCGATTTCCAGGAGGCGCGCAGCGAACTTGCCCATCTGCTCCGGATTGTTCGTGTCGTACCCCATCGCCTTGGCGATGCCGGAGAACATGTCCTTCACAGCAGTGAACGCAGTCTTCAGCTCAGCGACGAAGCCCTTGACGAACAGGAAGATCGTCCGGGAGTAGTCCTTGATGTCTTCCGGGTTTCCGAAAGCCGCCTTGAACGCCTCGGACCAGCTGTTGTAGCCGAGACCGGAAACGATGCCGTCAGTGAAGGCCTCGACCTGCTTCGAGAGCTTGTCGAGATCCATGCGCCCGACGTAGTCGGTCACGAAGTCGCCGACAGCGCCGAAGACCTTTTCAAGGCCCGAGCCGATTGCTTCCCACACCAGCTTGAACGCCGATGCGATCTGGTTCCAGCGACCCGAGAGAGACTGCAGCCTGATGGCCGACGTCTCGTCGAGCATGTTCTTGTTCTTGGGGTCGGCGACCGCGCCCAGAAGGCGTGCGACGTCGTCCCGAACCTGGACGAACACGGACAGCTCGTCTCGCCATTCACGCATACCGAGCTGGTTTGCGATCTTGGCGCGCTGCTGCTCGGGCATGTTGCCCATCTTGTCGAAGATCTTGACCAGCGTGTCGGCAGGGTTCTGCGACATCTGTTGAGACAGGCCAGCCCGTCCACCGAAGCCGAGAACGTTGGCTGCGGAGCCGATATCCTTCGCCCGCTGGCCGCGCGCATTCTTGGCGCCGACCATTTCGTTGACCATGAAGCCGAGGAACGTACCGGTCTTGCCCGAGGGCATGTCGGCCGAGATACCAGCCGCGGTGAACGCGCTCAGCTGCTCCATGGTCATCTTGGACGTGGCCAAGACGCCGGAGCCGCGACGGTTCGCTGCGACGATTTCGTTCGCGTCAGCACCCGAGTCTCGGGCTGCAATAGCGACGGCGTTCATGACGCTCTTCAGCGCGGCCGGGTCCAGGTTCTTCATGTCCTGGGTCAAGGTCGCGACGCGAGCGGCGAACTTCGTGGTGTTCGCGATGTCGAGGCCGAGGCCGCCGGCCGACTTCAAGATGGTCTCGGTGACCTCTCTCGCCTTATTGGCCGGGATACCCGCCTTCAGGGTTTCCGTGAAGGCGTTCAGCATCTGGTCGGGCGCGATGCCCATGCGGATGGACTGCTTGTTGCCCCAGTCCTTCCGCATGGCCTTGATCTGGTCACGCGACATTTCGCCGAACATCTGGAGCTGGGCTTCAGCCGTATCCACCCTCATTCGGGTCGACATGCTCGACTGAGCCGCACGCGCGCCGCCGTAAGCAGCTGCGCCAGCGTAGATGAGGCCCATGCCGCGGCCTTGGCCGACCTGACGGAGACCGGTCAGGGCCTCATGTCGCATCCGCGAGCGTTCCGCATGCACCCGGCGCTCTTCGCGCAGGCGGCGGTTCATCGCGCTGGACTCGATCCGGCTGAGGTTGTCGTGCATCCGCTCTTCCATGCGGACCCGATCGCGGTGCGACTGGTTCCACACGGCACGGAAAGCCTGCTCGCGCTTGACCGCCTCAACGAATTGAGAGCGACGCTGCCGGCTGATCTTCCCGCCAGCCTTTTCGAAGGCGCGGACGTGATCGTTGATTTCGCTGGTGAGCTTCTGCCACGACGAGGCGGACATCTGGCCACCGTCCCGCTGTGCGCGTGCCCACCGCATGTATTTCTGAGTGAGGCCGTCGATCTCCTTGCCGCCCTTGGTGAGCAGCTTCATGGACTTCTCGTCCATGATGGAGGAGCCGATCTGGCTCTTGCCGAGGCCGGTCTTCAGCTTGGCCTCAAGGCGCTTGATCTGGTCGAGCAGGCGCTTGATCGTCGGCGAGGCATTGTCCTCAGCCGTAAGCCTAGCCCTGATGTCGAGATTGTCGGACATTGCCGCTCCCAGATTGGGTTAAAAAGAAAGCCCAGGGCTATTTCCCGCCCTGAGCCACCTTGATCGCTTCGGCATCGCGCCGATTGAGTTCCTGGACGCCGTCTGCAACGAGACAGAAGTCGCCCCAATCCATCGCCTCCACGTCTTCGAGCGTCCAATGGAAGCGCTCGAAGATCGGGAATGCGTCGATTAGGATTCGTTCGATTCGCCCAGCATTTTCTGCAAAAAACCTTCGAACCACGCCTTCATGGGCGCGAAGTCCTCGACGTCGATCTCGGCGACGATCTTCTCGTCGATCTCCATGAGGTCGGCGAGCACCTTCTCCATCGCCTGGACGCTGTCCTTGTCGACGTTCTTGATGAAGCCACGCAGGTCGCGCACCTTCGGTCGCCGGGCCTTGAACTCGATGTAGTTCGCGCCGCGATACTCGAAGGGGAACTGGAGGTTGAAAATCTTTTCGTTGGCAGAGGTCGTCATTTGGTTTGCACACCTTGGTAGAGGAAAAGAAAACGGCCCCGCCGGGATGGCGAGGCCTCAAGTCGTGGACGTCGGTTTGGCTTAGTAGGTGAAGCCGAGGATCCGACGCGCGTTGGCGGTCTTGTCGGTGCCGCCGATCATCGTGATCTTGTTGAACACGTCGATTTCCGTCACGGTCACGCCGTTGATCTCGTGACGGTAGTAGTTCGCCGAGCAGTGGACCGAGAGGCTGGCCTTCTTGCCGGGCTCGACCTTCGACGGCTTGATCGACTTGATCAGCGAGTGGGTCTCGATGATCACGCCCTTCTCAGCGCCGCCCGCCGTGAGCAGGTAGCCGCGGAAGGTGATCGGCACGTCGAGCGAACCGGGGCCGTAGCCGAGGTTCTGAAAAACCTGCTCGTCCCAGGTGTGAAGCTCGAAGTCGAACTCGATCTTTTCGATGCCCATCGGGATTTCGACGGTGCCGTCCATGCCGCCACCGCGGAACTCTTCCGTCTGGATGTTGATTTCCGGGGGCTGGAAGTTCGGCGCCTCGCCGATCTTGCCCACGTCTTGGATCCAGACCGTGAAGTCCTGGAAAATGTTGGAGTCGCGAAGATTGCTCATTTATGTCTCCGGCCAAACAAAAAGCCGACCCGGATGCGTGTCCGGATCGGCCTGATGTCAGCTCAATGGTTGGGGTATTCTGGTGAGTGGCGCCGAAGCGATTAGCTGCCGGTGGTGACCGACCGCGAGAACTCCTCGATGAAATCCGTGTAGTAGTTCGGATTGCGTCGGGCGCGGAACTGCAGGTGCTCCAAGCACGCCGGGGGCTCGAGGTCGAAGTCGACCGTCAGTTCGCCCGCAGCGAAGGTCGCCGGGGTGTTGACGCTCGGGTCGATCCACGACTTGCCGCCGATCAGCGCGCCGCGAGCGCGGAGCAGTCGGAGGTAGGCGTTGACGTCACCCTGGATGCCGGCGAGCAACTGGCGGCTGAACGGCTTGTCCAGACGGGAACGCTCAGCGCGCTCCAGGCTCTCGTACACCATGTCCGCGGTGCGGCGGACGGACAGCTGAGCCCAGAGCGGGTCGGTGCCGGTGCCGCGCAGACCCCAGAAGCGGAAACCGTCATCGTGGATGATGGTCGTCACCTGGGCCGCGTTGAGCATGTTTGCTTCGCAGTCACGGTCGTTCGGCATGAAGTCCACCGGACGGGCGGGGCCGCCGATGTTCTGGATCAGCTCGTTCGAGAACGAGTACCAGAAGCCCTTCTCTTCATCGACGCGCGCCTGGATGCCGGCCGCGTAGGCCGACGCCGGCTTCTGGACGTACACCGAGTTCTCGGTGTTCCAGCTCAGCACGCCCGGGTCGATGACCGAGATGCGCTGCGAGCCGAAGTCGCCGCGGTACTGGACCGCATCGGCGTAGTCGGTGCCCGGACCGTCGAGGAACGCGACAGCGCGGAGGCGGTCAACGATCGACGCGAACGCGACACCAACCGGGTTGGCGACGTGGCCGAGGGTGGCGGTGACCGAAGCACCCGTGCCGGCGCCCGTGACCGTGACGGCCGGAGCCGTTCCGGAGTAGCCGTACCCGGGATCGGTGATGATGGCGCCGGTCAGCTTGCCGCCGACAACCTGGGGCACAGCCGTCGCCCGGCGACCGCCAGCGGGCGGGGCAGCGATGGTGATGTTGGTGGTGGCGAGCACGTAGTCTTCACCGTCGTCGACGATGACGAGGTTGGCGACGCCGTTGGTCGGGCGACCGGAGGTCAGGCCGGGAGCGACCAGAAGCTTCGGGATAACCCGTAGCATCGGACGCGCTTTGAGCAGCGACCAGACGCCGGTCTTGCCGCTCGGCGAACCGACAGCGTTCGACCAGCTCTCTTCCTGGCTCACACCTTCGGCGACGCGGACCACGACGATGACAGCCGACTTCTGGCTGTAGATGGCGTCGACCCCGTCGAGCAGCGTGCCGGTGGACTTCAGCTGACCAGCCTTCAGTGCGTCGGCGAAGACAGCCACCGGAGTGTTGAGCGGGAAGAGGTCAGGATCAGCGTCCGGCGCGGTGCCGACGAGGCCGATCACGTTCGACTTCACAGTCTCAACCGGACCAGCGGGGCTATCGAGTTCGATCGTCTCGATGCCGTGGAGATATTGAACAGTCACGTATGGGTTCTCCCAAACAAAAAAGCCGCCCCGTGAGGGAGCGGCCGGAATAGTGGATGGTGGTTGGATTACGCTGCGAAGGCGGCGTCGATCTCGGCTTTCGTGGTGATCGTTCCGTCGTCGATCTTGCTGTCGACTTCGGCTTCCTTGTCGAAGGTCGCCTGAACGAATGCCGCAAGCTCGGTTGAGATTGCGATGAGTGCAGCCCGATCGAGCTGAGTAAACCCGCTCGGCGCTTTCCAGTTGATCGGCGCCAGGACGATGCCAAGGTCGATCGATTGGATGGATTGAGCTACGAGAGCCCGCGTGTCGCGATCGGTGAGGAGCTGGCCGAAGGTCTGAGAGACCATTCCACCTACCTCGTGATCGAACCGTTTGGCCGCTGCATAGTCCTTGAGCTGAAACTTCGTCGGCGCGGGAGGCTGGATCAGATCCAGCACCTGCGTAATCACGCCGTCCACTCGCTCAAAGTGATACCCCGTGATCGTGACCGCGGGATCGATGGGTGGCGCTGCCGGCTGCACCTTGTACACGCCGACAGCGTTCAACTCCTGTTCCGACCAAAGCTCGATGCATTGGTACGGATGAAGCGCTTCGTCAGAGCCGAAGAAGGAGTTTCCGTAGAGGACCTCCTCAAATCCGCTCTGACCGTTATCTTTGACGAAGAGCACTCGTTAGCTCCATGAAATGTTGACGACACCGTTGCCGCCGTAAGTCGCTGAGGTGGACGTGTATTGCCAGCCAGGCGCACCACCTTGGCCGACGACGACTGTTACCGCCGAACCGATCGGCAGTTGTCCGGCGGTGAATGTTCTGTAGGCTCGGCCGCCGTATCCACCGTAGTTGCCGTAAGTCCAGGTGTAGCCACCGACCTGCGGAGAGTATGATTGGGTGTAGCCATACGTGCCTGGACCCGCGCCACCGCCAGCGATGTTGGCATCGCCGCCGCCAGCCGATCCGGCACCACTGACCTGCGGCGAATAGCTTTGGAAGGAGCTGTTGAACCAGGTCAGGCCCGCGCCGCCAGCGCCGCCATAGCCGATGACCTGATAGTAACCGCCCAGGTAGAACTGCGAATAACCGCCGCCGTTGCCGGCTTGGCCCTCGTAATAGACGTATCCAGGAATAGCTCCGCTGGCACCGCCAACGCCTTGGCCGTACTGAACCCCGCCCGTCGCGTAGTTGTAGGTGTCGTAGTAGTAGGCTGCACCACCACCGCCACCGCCGGCTCCGTAGACGTCAACAAACAGCGACCTGTACCTCGGAACGATGAAGGTGTAGGTGCCGACCGATGCGTAGCTTACGGAGCCAGGCTTGACGGGAGCGATGCCAAGTATCCTCCGGAACGGAAGAATGAGAGGCATCTTTTAACTCCAAGAGATGTAGACGGCACCGTTGTATCCAGCGATAGGGTACCGCTGGATGTAAACCGGCTCGCACTCGGATGCCGCGCCTCCCGCGCCGACGACAATCGTGATCGCCGACTTTGGAGTGAGCTTCGTGTACCATTGTGAGCGAACCCACGTTCGGTATGCGCGACCGCCGGGGCCGCCGTCGCCGCCCTGCAGATGTCCGATAGAGTCGTCACCAACGATTGAACCGTAACCGCCAGAACTGCCGCCACCTGGAATGTTGACATCGCCGCCGCCGGCCGATCCTGCGCCGCCACTCACACCACCGACAGGCGGACTCCAGTTAGAGCCTGTGGCACTTCCGCCGCCATAACCGATCAATGTCGCGTCAGGCGCGCCGAAGTAGCTGTAGTTGCCAGGGCTACTTGAATAGATGTAGTAGCCGGTCCAACGATTGCCTGCGCCACCGCCACCGCCGCCCCGAACATCAACAGTTAGACTGTTGTAGTACGGGACGATGAAGGTGTAGGTGCCGGGCGAGGTGTAGGCCGCGCTTCCCGGGATGATCGAAGGTCCACCAGAAGCGAGCATGCGTCTGAATGGAAGGATCAGGGTCATTAGAAGATCTTCCAACCAGCCGCGAGCCAGTAGCCGTAGGCTGCGAAATAGGTCGCGGTGACCACGACTGCGACGTTACTCGCCCCCGCGTAAACTTGCGGCGCCTGGTTGTCCGGGAAATGCCAGGCACCGTTCCACGACACGGTGCGACTGCCTGCTCCGTCTTGGTAGAAGACAAGCTCAAGGACAGCACCGTCGCGCGGGTTCAGCGGAGCATTGACCGTGATATTTCCGGTCAGCTGAGCGTATTGTCGGCTGCCGTTGTTCAGGTCTACGTTCAGCGTTCCGGAGCCCGACGCGCCCATGGAGTAGAAGCCAGCGGCCGACCAAGCACTGTCGACAGTGATCGCCCCGGCATTCGTGTTGTTCTTGATCTCGGCAGCACTCGCGGTATTGCGGGTTGCCACCGTGCCGAGTCCGAGATTGGTTCGCGCTGCCGCGATGTTCACGATGTCCGAGAGATTGTTCTCGGCCATCACGACACGACGCCAAGGGCTCCAAGTGCCAGCGCCCTGGACCCGGTAGTAGACGTTCGAAGCGGCGGCGGTGTCGAGCTGGACGGCGCGCTGCATCACGTAGGTCGCGGGAGTGCTCCCGTACACTTCGACCTGCAGATACCAATAGACGGCACCTGACAGCGGCGGAGCGTTGGTCACGCCGGCCGGATCGCCGGTGTAGAAGGTTCCCGCGGTGAGGAGCGTGTTCCAGTTGGTGTTGGCTGGAATCGCCCGCCCCTGGATAATCCCAAGGTTTTTGCGCCCCTGCTCCTTCTGAGTGTCCGAGAGGGACATCGCCGTGTCGAAGTTCAGGAAGTGCGACGGGTCGAACCCAGCCGCATTCGCAGCCGCCTGAATGGCAGCGTCGCGAGCAGCGAGAGTGTCGGTCCTCATCAGGGCGACAGCGTTCTTGTCAGACGTGGTCTGACCGGCGTTTACTCCCGATGCGTCTCGATAGTTGAGAGCCATATCGCGAGCAGCTTGGGTCTGCTGAAGAATGGTCGCGACGGCCTGCGAAATCGCGGTGCCGACGTAGATGACCCAGTCCGTGAAGGGGCCAGGGTTGCCCATGATCTGCAAGGGCTGCACGACGAGCTGCCCGCTGACCTTGTTCCAGGAAACGAGCTTGGCGAACGCATAGTCCGTCTGGTTCGCCGCACGAGTGATCGTGAGGTACGGGGACGGCGCGAACAGTTCGCGCTCAGCCGCGTCCGTGATGGCAAACGTCTGGGTCGTGTTGACGTCCAGCGTCACCGAAGAAATGGAATGGGCGAGAAGGAAGCCCTGCTCGGAAACGAGCGTGATCTTGTCAAGAGCCGGCGCGAGGACGAGGTCCAGCCGGTTCAGGGCCAGACCTTCGATGTATGACGTGAGGCCACCGATCGTCTCGAGCCCGTCCTCGTTGGACGAGACGCGACGATCGATGTCATCAAAGCGCCGGTTCCAGTATTCGGGATCGCCGAGGTTATCCTTCGGCTTTACCCGATAAATTGCGTCAAACCGGCGAGCCATTTCTTAGACCTCTTCGTAGCTGACGATTGCGTCACCGTGGGTGGGGATGTCCGCACCCTGGATGGTGACATCGTGATCGAACGGGCGAGCCCAGATGCCGGGAACGACTTCGATGGCTCGCGCGAGCTTGACCCGATACGTCTTCGCCGGGTCGACGGCGGGAAGCCCCGCCGTCTCTTCTTTGGCCTTGGCCATGTTGACTCCTTACTTGGTGTAGTAGACGCGGCTCGCGACGTGGAACGTCGACTGAGGCGAGTTGGTGGTGCCCTGCTGCACGATGCGGAAGCTCGTGGTCCCTGCCGGAGCGTTGAACACAAACTTCTTCTCGTACCGGCCTGCATCCAGATCCTTCAGCGACGTCACGACCGAAGCCGCGGCGACGTCGGTGCTACCGACACGAAGGGTGCAGGTGTGCGTGTTCGGCGTCGGGTTGAAGCCTTCCACCAGGATGGTCACAACCACGTTGCCGGCCACGTTGCCGAGAGCCGGACAGGCTTCGACAGCCGAAACGTGCTTCCAAGCCAGTTTCGGCCGATAGACCTTCACGCGAGATCCGGTCAGATGCAGGATGGGCATCATGTCGCCCGTACCGATGAAGCGCGCTCGGAACTGAGCCAGCGGAGGAGCCATGCCGAGCACGCCGGCACTGTCCTTGATCAGCGGTTTCCACTCGCCGGTACCGTTCGGGCGCATCTCGTAGACGAGTTCGCACGATGCAGGCACCCACTGCTCGGTCAGGATGTCGACGGTTCGGAAACCGCCGTCCAGGTTGATCGGAGCAAATTCGATCGCGACCTGAGCCGAAGCGAACTGAGCACCGTAGACCTGGATCATCATGTCCTTGGTCAGGTCGCCCTGGTAGTAGATGCCGTCCGTCGAATAGAAGAACGTACCATCCAGGTAAGCCTGTCCGGAGGTCATGCCGATCTTGTGGTTCGCGTTCGAGATGAACACGAAGGCGTAGCGCTTGCCTTTGGTCAGCGGCGTCGGCTGGATGTTGCAGATGTTCCAGCTCGACAGGATGCTCGTGTGCGGATAGGTCGTCTTGAGGATGACCTTGTTGAGGTCGGGCATACCGGCCGTGACTTCGCAGAGCACGATGTGGACGTCTTCGTTGGCACCCTTCGCCGTGATGTAGAAGCCGACCTGGGTCGCGATCATGTCGTTCGAGACCAGGAAGGTCTGAGCGACCTGCGCACCCGTGATCGAAAGATCCGTGGTGACGTCGTACATGAACGGCTCTTCCCACGTATCGAACCACCAGGTGTCGGTGCGCTCGGCGTAGTGGTACCAGTTCAGCGGATCGTGACCGTGATCGTAGGAGGTCTGGAACCCGACCGTGTTGAAGTCGTAGAGGGCCGTCGAGTTCGGCGCCTCACCCGGGATGTTGTACATGTTCCCGTTGGTGCAGACGTCGAGACCGCCGCCGTAGCGCAGACGCGAGCGGGACATGAAGCCCTGCTTCATCGTATGCACCTGATAGCCGTACTGCGCGATGCCCAGCTCCGACGTATAGGCGCCGGTCTGGATCTTCAGCACGTTCGCATACTTCGGCATCAGGTAGCCGCCGACGTTCGAAGCGTTCGGATCGTTGGCCGAGAACAGCTGGATTTCGAACTGGTTGGCGTTGGCGTCCGAGAAGCGGATACCCTCTTCCACCTTGGCGTCGTAGCCGAGCAGAGCCGCGTTCGTGGTATCGGAGTCTTCCAGGGTGAGGAAGAAGTCGGCGCCGTAGCCGGAAGCATCCGGCGGATACCGCAGGCTCTCCTTCACTCGGGCAAGGTCTTCCATGACCTTGTAGATTTCGGAGTTCTCACCGAGCGAGTTGATCCGGTTGGCGAGGTCCGCCAAGTCCGATGCCAGCGAGGAAACGCGGGGCTCGATGATGGAGCGGAACGCTTCGAGCAAGTCGGTGCGGATGTCGAGCGCGTCGGTCGAAACCACCGCGTTCTGCTCCAGCATGTCGATCGAGACGATCTGCGTGGTGTCGAGGACGATGTTGGCGACAACGACGTGGGTCGCCGGGATCGCCGGGGGAACCGGGTCCGCAGCCTCAGCACCGGCCGTGAAGACAAGCTGAGCGTCGCGCGAACGGGTCATCGAGACGGCGCGCGGCTCGACGGTGCCGGTGTCGACGTCCGTCAGGTAGTCGCGGGTCTCGACGTCGGTCTCCACCTCCTGGCCATAGGCCGAGACGGTGACGATGCGCTTCGCAGCCGCGGCCACGTAGGTCGCGAGCGACTGGGCCAGAACCGAACGACGGGCGTAGACGCCGCCGGCTTCGTACACGCGGCCTGCGCCGATCGTGACTTCGACCTGGCCGGTCTTGGTGACCATGAGGCCCGAATACTTGCGGGCCGCGCTGATGCCGTCAGCGACGATGTTGTCCAACGACTGCTGGACGTAGTCCTGCAGGTTGTTGTGGTCGGTTGCGACCTGTTCCTGATAGTCGCGGAAGATAACTTTGCGGTCCATGAGGGCCTCTTGTTGGGCACGAAAATGCCCACCGTCCCCGCGGACGATGGGCTCAGTGCGTCGGTTGAAAGTTCGGATCAGATGACGATGTTGTCACCCGCGAAGCGCGGAAGGCCGGCGATGAAGCCAGGCTTGGTGTTGGTGTCGAGCAGGATCTTGTCGCTCAACCTCTTGGCGGCGATGACTGCCTGACGGTTCTTCACCATCAGCGCGCCGTCGTGAGGCGTCCAGAAGCGAGAGCGCGGAATGAAGGGCTCGTTGAGGCGAGCCTTGTATCTGCTCCACTGGGTGCTCATTCCGACCTTAAGCTCGGCCGAATGCGCCTGGATGCCATACCGTCCGACGCCCATGAACTGGATCGATGGACGCTTTGCCGGCGCTGGGAACGCAGGATCGTAAACCGGGTATCGCTGGAACATCCGGTATGAGGCAGTCGACGGAAGGAAGAACCGGTTGTGGATCGGGCGGTTGGTGTAGACCGCGTGCCCTTCCGTTCCCTTCACAAACACCAGCTCGGGCTCCGACTTGACGGGCTCCAGCCTGGGTCCGACCGTCGATCGCCAAGGAGACATCGACGTGGGCTCGATCGTCACGATCCTCGAACTGGCCGTTGAAGGCATCCAAAACTTGCCCTTTTTTCTGACGGGCGTGTTCGAGAAGATCGAGTATTTCAAGATCGCCTTGATGAAGAGGCGGAAGTAGCTCTCGAAGTTCTCGACCCTGGTGTCAGTCTCAGTGCCGTTGACGACCCATCGCGCTCGCCGCCGCAGGCGGACAATTGCGTCGTTGGGCTGCGCAAACTTCCCTTCCAGGAAGCTGGTGTAGCGCAGGCCTCCGGAGAAGATCCGCTTGCCGGCGATCGACCGTTCGTACTGACGCCAGACCCGCACCTGAGGCAGCTTGGAGAGCCAGGCCTCACGTTGCTCCTTACTGAGCGAAGGCCCGGAGAACAGGATGGCCGGCGGCTGCGTCGCCTTGATCACGGTCGAGTCGACCAGATCGAGGTAGGTCTCGATGCCTTTCAGTGTACCCTT